ACTGGTTGGCCAGTTGTCCTGTCACGCGCTGCACACAATGTGTCATGCGCTATTTACCCGAGCCGCTTGGGCACTCGCCGTGCTTAATACGTTTGGGGAGCCTCTCGGATGCGTGTCCCGCCTTTGGAGCTGTAACATGTTGATCAGATAAATCTGACAATCTCGCCGATGTCATGTTAGAGTAGACTGTTTTTGCCCGACGCGTCGGTGCCGCAAATGAGTGACGTGCAGTTGGCCTCAGGCGTGTTGCTTCACGCGTTATGCCCCTCAAGATATAGCCCGCATTGCACTGGGCGCGGTCAGGCCCGTTATCTTTTACGCGCGGTAGCTCGGCGCGTGCTTCCAAAACGAACGAATGCCCGAAATGTCCACAATATATATTTATCCCTCCTACATATACGGCGACGTAAACAATGGGGTACAGGGACCGACCCCCCTCCCCCCTGGCCCCAGCCCTTATGTATCCCGTATAACCCAACCCCTATTTTTACCCTTGTTCTTGTTTTGTTCTCCTTACCCATTTATATTGACTTAAACACCGTCAGTCCCTATCCTTTGTATTCATGAGCAGTCAGGTAGATAAAGTTCGGAGTCTGACCCCCGACGATGAGAATATGATCCTGTCTAGGGGGCAGCTAGAGATGTTGGAGGAAGACCCTTCCAACATGGAAACGCTTGCGCGTTTGATGGGCGCAGTAAACCTCGATAACTTGTTCCGCACTATGCAAGATTCTACGATCAACGTGAATGCGAAGATTGAGTTTCAGAAAATGCTCAACAAGATGGGGCGGCTTGAACCGGACGTAAAAGCTGAGACGGGCACGGGTCCGCAGGTTGTGATAAACATTACACGCGCTAAAGACGAGCAGGGCATCACAATCGAGGGGACAAGTTCCGCGGTGGATACATGACGCATGAGATTAACTTCCAAGTCATCGAAAGTCTGGACGAGTTTTTCTACTCTGAAAAGTTTATTTCGCTGGCTGTTGGACCTGTTGGATCGACTAAAACAACCGCGGGTATAATGAAAATCCTGCATCACGCGGCGCAGATGGCGAGATGTAAGGACGGTGTCCGACGCTCGCGTTGTATTTGGGTTCGTAACACGCGTGAACAGTTGCGGGATACGTCAATTCCTGACTTCCTGAAGTGGATACCTGACGGGGTTATGGGGTCATTCCTCAAAACTGAGTACAAATTTATTCTAAAAGTCGGTGATATTGAGTGCGAAGTGTTGTTCCGCGGGCTTGATGACTCGAACGACGTTCGGCGATTGTTGTCGCTACAGGCGAGTTTCATCATTTTTGACGAGTTTAGAGAGATTCACCCCGATATTTATAACGCTGCGCAGGGCCGCGTGGGGCGTTATCCGGACAAAATGATGAACGGAGTGGGGTGTAAAACCGACGATGGGCGGTCGAACGCGCACCTGTGGGGTATGACGAACCCGCCGGATCAGGATACTTTCTGGGAAGAGCTACTCACGGAACCCCCAGATAACGTCCATGTCACGATACAGCCGTCGGGGCTTAGCCCTGAGGCCGATTGGACGCAGTTTCTGCCTGATGACTACTACGATAACTTAGCGCAGGGTAAGACCGAAGACTGGATCAGTGTGTATATTCACGCTGAGTTCGGTAAGTCGTTAAGCGGTCAGCCAGTATTTAGGGCGTTTGACAGAGCGAGTCATGTGGCTAAGACCGAGATAACACCGTTGTACAGCGACAATCCGTTGATCATCGGCGTCGACGCAGGGCTGACGCCAGCTGCCGTTGTCGGCGAAGTTGCATATGATGGTCGACTTATTGTGCATGATGCGATAATATCAGATGGAATGGGGGCGTTGCGGTTCGTGCGCGAGAAGCTTAAGCCCTTGTTATCAAACAAGTTTCCGGGCCGACGGACGTTGGTAATAATCGACCCGGCAGCGTTTCAGCGGGTGCAGACAGATGAGCGCACCGTAGCTGACATCTATAAAAACGAGGGGTTTACTGTCCGACCCGCGCGTTCGAACTCGATTGCTGCTAGACTCGCAGCGGTAGAGAAATTTATGACGAGAGTCGTAGATGGTAAGTATGGGCTGATCCTTGACCCCGAAGGGGCTAAGCCGTTGGTCCAAGCACTAGCTGGTAAGTACCGATACAAAATAAACACCAAGGGCGAAAAAGACGAGAAGCCAGAAAAGTCTCACCCGTGGTCCGATGTTGCCGATGCGTTCCAGTACTTGTGTCTCCATGCTGATGGAGGCGAGGTTTTCGGCGGTCATATGATGGCAGGCAACCGCAGAGAGGTTGTACGTGTGTCATCTGCTGGCTGGACATAACAGATTGACTCGTTAGTAGCTGGATGGTACTTTCGAGGCGAAAGTGAAGGTATTGCCATGGCGTTAGGTTCACCACTTATACCCGTCGCCCGTGCTTCAGATATTGAAGCTGCGGCTAAACGTGCTGCTGCTGAGATGCAGAATCAACCCATCATTCAGGGGTTAGCTGCGCATACGCGCCGCCGTTGGGAGGTGATGCGAGACCACCACCGCGAGAACATAGAGGACCGTCTGATTCAGTGCGTCCGAGCGCGGAACATGGAGTACGAGCCAGAGAAACTAGCTGAGATTCGCGAACAAGGCGGCTCAGAGATATTCATGGGGATTGTCAGCACCAAGTGCCGGACTGCCACAGCATGGTTGAGAGATACTTTGCTCGGCACGGGTGCTGACAAGCCGTGGAGCCTGTCGCCGACTCCGGTGCCTGACGTTCCCCCAGACGTTATTGCTAACTTGCAACGGATCATGGAAGGCAACCTTCAGATGTATTACGCTGAGGGTAACGCGCCACTGGACCCCATGGATTTAAAACAGCTTGCTGCGGGTATGAAAGACACCGCGATGCGGGAGATGAAACACGAAGCTGAGAAGCGCGTGGAACGCATGGAAACTAAAATGGAAGACCAGATGGCGGAAGGTAATTTTACCAAAGCGCTGTTTGAGTTTACAAACGACATTGCGACGTTCCCGTATGCCATTTTGAAAGGGCCGATTCCCAGACGGCGAAAGGTCTTGCAGTATGGCGGGCCTGAAGGAATACAACCAGTAGACGTGCTGCGCGATGAGTGGGAGCGGGTTGATCCGTTCAAGTTCTACTGGGCACCGTGGGGCGACGATCTCCAGAACATGCCTATTATTGAGGTTCACCACCTTACCCGCAGTGACATCGAGGCGATGCTAGGCGTTGAAGGGTATAACGAAGAGTCAATCAGGTCGATTCTTGCTGACTTTGGGTCGGGGGGTCTGGACTGGCTAGACCACGACGACGCAGAGTTTGAGGACGCGACGGGTCGTGATTTTGACGATGCGACGGGCGATCTGGTTGCAGCAATCCAGTTGTGGGATTCTGTGCCCGGTGATTTGCTGCTTGAGTGGGGCATGGACGAGTTAGAGATTCCTGACCCGCAAATGTCGTACCCGTGCGAAGTTTGGATGATTGATAACGTAGTTATCAAAGCTGTGTTGAACTACGACCCGTTGGGCCGTAAACCTTACTATCTCACTTCCTTCGAGAAAGTTCCCGGCAGAATCGACGGAAATGGGGTCGCTGACCTTTGTATGGACGCCCAGAACATGTGTAACGCCGCCGCTCGAGCGTTAGCTAACAATATGGGTATCTCCTCAGGTCCACAGGTCGGCGTTAATATTAGCCGCCTTCCAGCAGGGGAGGACATCACACAGATGTACCCTTGGAAGATTTGGCAGTTCACGCAGTCTGACTACGCAGACTCAAGCCCACCCCTTAGCTTTTTCCAACCAAACTCTAACGCTGGCGAGCTTATGGCGGTGTTTTCGAAGTTTATGGACCTCGCTGATGAGGTTTCAGGCATCCCGCGGTACATGACGGGGCAGCACGTTCCCGGCGCGGGTCGCACGTCTTCCGGCTTGTCTATGCTTATTTCAAACGCAGGCAAGTCGATCAAGCAAGTTATTAGTAACATCGACCACGACGTTATGACGCCAATGCTCGAGCGCCAGTATCAACGCAACTTGCGGTACGCAAGCGACCCTGACTTGATAGGGGACGTACAGATTGTCGCCCGTGGAGCTATGTCCCTTGTTGTCAAAGAAGCGGAGTCTGTGCGTAAGACTGAGTTCCTACGTCTTGTTCTCGAAAGTCCAGTCGCCCAGCAGATTGTCGGCCTTCCCGGCACAGCGGAGCTTATGCGCGATTTGGCGGGTAATCTTAACACAAACGTTGATCGTCTTGTTCCTAGCCGCGAAGATGTTGTAAAACAGCAAGCAGCTGCCCAGCAGCAGGCTATGATGATGCAGCAAATGCAGGCTGAAGCTCAGCTTCAGGAAGACGGATCAGAGCAAGGCGGACGCGAAAGTAACTTCGTTAGCAGCCGTCCGAATGGTCGCTAATGGCTTTACTTGATTCGTTGACACACTATTGGGTATGATATAAACATATGATTAACCTTAATTCTGTTGACTCGCAGCAAGCAAAAGCGCTTAATAGGCTACAGGAGCTAGGAAACGATGCTCTGCTAAAGCTGCTGCAAGACCAAGCAGATGAGGCTAAGTCTAAACTTGTATCCGCAACCGACATGGTACAAATCCACCGGTTGCAAGGGCGAGTGGAGGCATTTGAAGACCTACTGAGGGCGGTTGAAGAATCGGCCAAGGTATTAAACCGAAGCACACCATAACGGGAGCAGCATACTTCGGGCGCTGCAAAACAGAGTTGGTGCTTTAAGGAGATGATAATGGCATTGCCGAAACAAGTGCAGGCACAGCTTGCGGAAGTAGAAGAACTAGAGAAACAGCTGAAAGCCCAAGGCGACGACGCTCCAGAAGAGCAAGAAGCTGAGGATACTCAGGTTGAAGTAACTGAAGAACCTGCGAAACAAGAAGCTAAACTTGAAGAAGTAAAGCCGACTGACGAGTCTCCGAAGGAAGACCCTGCGGACGAGTTTCAGCAGAAGTACAAAACCTTAAAGGGTAAGTATGACGCTGAAGTACCGAGACTGCACCAGCAGATTCGGGAGCTGACCGACCAGATGAAAGCGCTAAAAGAGGCGCAGGACGCTGCGAAGAAAGCAGATGCAGAAAAACCTAAGGAACGAGTTAGTTTAGTAACCGACGCCGATCGAGAAGAGTTTGGTGACGAGTTGTTAGACGTCCAGCGTCGCATTGCTACTGAAGTCGCTCAGGAATATGAGGACCGATTTGAGAAGCAAGAAGAGTTGATTAAGGCTCTGCAAGATCAGTTGCAGAATACCGGAAGTCAGATCGGAGAAATGAATTTTGGGCAAAAGCTACGCCAGTTAGTGCCAGATTTTGACCAGATTGATGCCGATGAACGTTGGATGGAGTGGCTTAATGAGTATGAACCCATGCTTAACGGGCCGCGTCGTGACGTAGCGCAAAACGCGTTTAACACAGGTGACGCAGAAACAGTTGCACATTATGTGAAGTTGTTTAAGCAGAGCCTAAGTGAAGCGCCTGAGCCAGTCAAAGACACTCGCCAAGCTGAGCTTGAAAAGCAGGTTTCGCCAAGTCGTTCTGTAAGTATGCAGAAGGCGGATCAGTCGAAGAAAATATACTCTGAGCGAGAAATCGCAGGAGCTTGGACTAGGGTTCGCAATCTGAACACTAAAGGGCAGTTCGAGGAGGCATCAAAACTTGAAGCTGAGATAACTTCTGCCTATTTGGAAGGCCGCGTAAAAGCCTAACGATAAGCAGCAGTTTCTTGACCAAACTGAAACTAATAGGAGGCCAAAATGGCTGCTGTATTCCCCGTTGTAAGCTCAGGTAGCTTTGACACATCCCCATCGTATTCCGGTTCGTTTATTCCACAACTGTGGTCTAACAAGCTGAATGCTAAGTTCTACGCGAACACTATGATGACTGAAATCGCCAACACTGATTGGGAAGGCGAAATCAAGAACCAAGGCGATACAATTCGTATCCGTACTGCACCTTCAATCACAATCAATGATTATGCAGGCGCGGGCACAACTCTATCGTCAGAAGTACCTACACCGATCTACCAAGACATGCAGATCAACAAAGGTAAGTACTTCAGCGTTCAGGTCAACGACGTACTTGCACACCAAGCGGACATGGACTTGATGAACATGTTCACTGACGACGCTGCGAAGCAACTTAAAATCGAAATCGAAAACGAGTGCTTCTTCCAGTGGTTTGTTACTGAAGGTGCTGCTTCTGCAAACGCAGGTGCGACAGCAGGCGCAAAATCAGGCGCGTACAACTTGGGCACAGACACAGCCCCAGTAGACCAAGCGACACCAGCAAACGTTCTAAACACAATTCTTGCTATGTCAGCAGCATTGGACGAACAGAACGTTCCTGAAAGCGACCGTTGGTTGATTATGACTCCACGTGATCGTAACTTGCTGATGCAAACAGACATCGCGCAAGCGTACTTCACAGGCGATCAGTCAAGCATCGTTCGTACAGGTAAAATCGGTCAGTTGGACCGCTTCACTGTGTACGTGTCTAACCTTCTACCAAAAGGTGAAGCAGGCAAGGCGCTTGTTAACGGTCAGGCTGCAACATCTACAGGCGCGACTCTTTCAAGCGCGAAAGCACGCCGCACAATGATCGCAGGTCACAAATCAGCCGTG